ATTGATGAAGACACCCCATTACGCAAAGATGGGACCTGAAGGTGTATTTGCTATAGTAGAAACAGCAAAGAGCCTTAATATAGATCCACGTCAAGCGTTAGGTGGTGGTTTATACTTTGTTAAGGGAAGAGTTGAGATGCAATCACGTATGATGGCTGCATTGATCCGCTCTAAGAAACACAGTATAACAAGAGACGGTAAAAGCAACGACACTATCTGTATATTACATGGTAAGCGTGCTGATACTGGTGATAGATGGACAGAAAGCTTCTCATTAGATGAAGCTAAGAGAGCTGGTCTTGTTAAAGACTTTGGTCCTTGGAAAACATATACAAGGGATATGTTATATGCTAGAGCTTTATCTAGATTAGCTAGACAACTATTTCCAGATGTAATAGGCAATTGTTATGTTGAAGGAGAAATTAGCTTAGATCCTAATATTAAAGATAATTCTAATTATCAAAATGATACTCAACAAGAAGATAATGTAACTGAGTTACAAGATAAAAGAACTGATGACGAGATAAAAGAACTATTGGATGTGTTTAATGTTATTCCAGAATATAAAAAAGAAATAGAACTGTTTTTGAGAAAGAAAGATATCTTAGAATTCAGAGATATGCCTAAAGAAATGTATGCTAAAGTTCTTAAAAGAGCTAAAGAAAAGGTAGTTGAGCATTTCGACAAATTAAAGAAAAAGTTTTCTACTAGTAAATTTATAGAATCATTGAAAGAAAAGGAGGCTATTCATGCGTAGTTATCCATCTAAACACAATGAAAATTTAACCTTTTATGAGTTTGATTCTGAAGAGGAATGGTTAGCTTTTAGAAAAGATCATATAGGGGCATCTGATGCATCTATTATAATGGGAACTTCTAAATGGAAAACAAATGATGGTAGAATAAAAACACCGAGGCTTCTATGGCAAGAAAAGTTAGGTTTAGATAGCATGGATTGCGATAATTCAGCAACTAGATATGGTAAAGCTATGGAAGAACCAGCAAGAAACGCTTACCAAGAAATGGTTGGTGATTTATTTACTCCGATTTGTGTTAAAAATAAGAAATATCCCTACTTTATGGTTTCGTTAGATGGACTAAATGTAACAGAAGACCGAGCAGTAGAGATAAAGAACTGTAATGAAGATGATCATTTATTAGCTAAGGATGGGAAAGTACCAGCTAAATATTATCCTCAAGTTCAGATGCAAAGTATGGTAACAGAACTTCCTTATGTTGACTACTTTTCTTTTCATAAAGGAGAAGGAGTCATCGTTAAAGTGGATAGAGATGATGAATATATATCGGAAATGTCGAAAAAACTCGACAGGTTTTGGGAATATGTTGAAAATCTTAAAGAACCTCCACTTACTGAAGATGACTTCATTGAAAAGGGAAGCGATTGGTACAAAAAAGCTGAAGAACTATATGAAGTTCAACAAATTAAAAAGAAAGTTACGGAAGAAGAAAGGAAGCTTAAGAATGAACTAAAAAACCTCTCTGACAACAGAAACGCCTATTCTGGGGACTTTCGTTATGTGTGCAGTACATCGTTAGGGGCTATAGACTATAATTCGATTCCAGAGCTGTTAAACGTTGAATTAAGCGATTATAGAAAAAAACCTATAGAAAAGTGGTTTTTAAGGAAAGCTAATTAAAGTGTTAATTATTGGATTCGTTGTCGCTTTTATAGCTTATGGATTTTTCTTAGAACAAAGTAAAAAAGCGCCCGCAAGGGCGCTAATATACTGGATAGAATAATTAACAACTGTATTTAATTAGCTGAATCATTCCACATAGAACAAACCCAAAGCCAAAACATATACCATATCTTGCTCTTACAGGAATTCCGTTCCACATTTCTTTAAATATCTTTTTCATTTTTTAACACCTATTTTTTACAAATGTCTGGACACTCTGGAAGAACTCTATCTGCAAAGACTTCTTTGTTAGGGCAATCTCTTAATGCTTGTCTATAAACGCTTATAACAGCCTTATTTTCTTCAGATGTAGGATAATCTAATGACATATACTTATCAGTTCTTTCAAGCTCTAAATTACGCTTAAAACGCAAGTCTTCCATATATGCTATTTCGTTTAGTTCCCATGCCTTTTTTCCCATATTATATTTATGGTTAGACGATGGACATTTTTCTACTTCTATACATGTATCTGCGTTCCATAGAACATCAGTATCTTCACCTTCAACATAAATATAAGCTGGAGGTTTATTGCTATCTGGTCTCATAAAATATTTTATCATAATTTCTCCTTAAACTTGATATTCTGTTACTGTTAAATATGTTGATGATACTCCACCCCATTTTCTACCTACCGAATCTCCATTTATATATATGCTTCCTGAACTCTTTCCACATCTAACTTTAAAAGTAGTAGATGATGTTGTTCCAGCAACCATTCTATATTTTAATGATCCATTTAGCCAAGTTTCAGAAGAAAAACTTCCAACGCCTCCTGCTGCAATGGCATTAGCTGTAGTATCTTGAAAAAAAGCGACTCCCCACACATTGGAAGCACTTTGAGTTCCAGATGTATTAAAATCTATTTCCAATATATTTGTTGCGGAAGTTGGAGTAATTGTAACTGTAAGAACTTCGCTTCCTTCTGTATTTTGAGGTATTGTATCATCTGCTGGAAGCGCAGTACTACAAGTTACTAAAGCCGTCGTGTTATTGCTAATTTTTTGTATTACTCTTCTCGCAGCCCAGCTAACTGTACCAGCTCCATCTGTCGTTAAAACTTCACCAGCGTTTCCATCGGCTATTGGAAAGGTATATGCATCATAAAAACTAATATTTCCTGATGTGTCTATTCCAATACGTTCCGTTCCTGCTGATGGACTAACACCTGAACATATTTTAAATTTATCACTATCTGAGTTATCTATTCCTATAGAATAATTTGCTAATCCTTCAACTGTCCAGAGTGTCCATGGATCTCCTGCAGAAGCTCCTCCTGTCGATATTTTATGTCTATAATGCGATGCAGCATTTGAATTGTCTGTATTTCCTGTTTTTAATTGTGCTGTTGCTCCAACAGTTGCTCTTTCCATGACAAGGCTATCACAATTGAACTCCCAATCGTATGTTGGAGTTCCTCTAATTTCTATTAATGTTTCACCGGAACTAGGATCAGCTCCATCTGTAATTTTCAGAATATCTGAATCATCATCATCTACTCCAATGGTATATTTATCTGTTCCACCTATCTGAAAATTGACAAATGGATCTCCAGCAGCTTTATTAACAATCAAGTCTTCAGTCTGCTTGTTTATTGCGTTATTTTCCGCCATGTTTTTCTCCTTAAGTAACTGTTATATTGCCAATGCTACTTACTACGTTAAAATTTGTATTAGCAACTGAACAAACTATTTCAATTGAGTCTCCAATTGCTGTTGATTCTAAACATCCAGTGATACCATTGGTTGTAATCTGATTTCCTATTCTTATATCTTGAAGTGCGTTTTGTGCTATTCTCCACCCTTGCGCAGTTAGAGAATTTATTATAAAGCGTTCTCCTACCGCTGCTGTTGCTGGTAAGGTAAATGTTACTCTTCCTGCTCTATTTGAAAAGTATCCGTGATTGACAACTATTGTCTTAGTTGCATCGCTAATTACTTCCCATGTTAATGCTTGACCAGAAAAATTTACTGTAACAGTATTGCCTGGACCTGTTCCTGTGACTGTACAGTTAGTTCCTCCAAGTATATTTATGTTTCCAACACCATCTGGTTCTACTACTGGAGCCCCGTCATCTGTTGTAATACTATCAACTCCTGGCGAACCTGCTCCAGTAAGCAATTGTAACCACTGCGCTTCTCCAGATGCATTAAAATCTGATAGATACCAAAGATCACCTTCAGTTCCAGATATTGGATCTTTGCCTATGATAACAAATGTACCAATGCGATATTTAACATCTGTTGTTGTTGGCTCTCTTTTAAATACCTTGATAGGTATCAGATTCATGTTTGGACCTGTATAACGCAATGGATTTTGATAAGGTACTCCTGCTATTTCCATATTATACCACCGTAATGTTTCCAATTGATGAAAGAACTTGGAAGTCATTATTTGCTACAACACAAACAAGTTCTATTACATCTCTTGCGTTCGTAGATGTCAAACTTCCACCAGCACCAGTTGTAGTCGATTGATTTCCAAAATATATTGTCTGGCCAGCATTTTGAGCTATTGTCCATGATGCTTGCAATCCTGTAACTTTGAATACATCTCCAACGCTTGCAGTTGCTGGAAGAGTAAAGGTTACTCCCGCTGCATTGTTTCCAATATATCCGTGATTAGCAACCATATTTGTTGCTAATGTTTCTACTGACCAAGTAAATCCACCTCCAATGGCATTGATTGTTACTGATCCTGCTGCATTGGTAATTGATACTCCTGTACCAGCTGTTAATGTAGCTGCTTGTGGAGCATTCCCAGTAGAACCTATAATCAACTGACCATCAGTTAAAGGACCTAGATTTGTAGGTAATTCTCCAGCATCTCCAATTAATACTGCATGTTGTGTTACAGAAGTAGCTGCATATGTATCGGCTGCTGTTCTTGAAACTAATCCAGTAGTTGCTAAAGCTTCTATTCCTGCTAAATCATCAGCTAGTGCAAAAGTTATAGTTCCAGCTCCACCAGTGATTGTTATACCAGCTGCTGGTTGTGTTAAACTTGCTGGTACTGGATCAGCTCCAGTTGAACCTATTGGCAATTGACCGTTTGTTAAAACTCCTAGAGAAGTTAAACTTCCAGTTGCATTACCTACTTGTATTGCATGGTCTGTTGTTCCAGTTAAATCTGCTTCTAATGTTCCTGCTCCTAATGTCCAGCTTATATTGCTTCCATTTGTTGGAGCTGCAGCAACTGGAGCTCCACCTGTACTTCCAATTATTAATTGTCCATTTGTCTGTGGCCCAACTGACGATATAGCATAGGATGATCCAGCAAGTAATACTGAATATTGAGGAGTTACCCCTAATCCTACATCATCTAATGTTTCTAAAGCAGTTTGTACTGTTGTGTCTGCAGCTGTAAGCCATCCATTAAAATTTGATGTATCTGTTGTTATTAAATTAGCTGAAGAGTTATTTATAGCGACAAAACTACCTCTAATAGTAGCTTTTTCTATTATAACTTCTACTATTGACGATGTCGCTTCTTCGTATATTACATAGCC